CGAGATAGGAGTCCGTCTCGTGGGCTCGGAGATGTGTATAAGAGACAGGTTTAGAGGATATGACTTCATAAGTTCTTTTATATGCTCAAATGAATAGATGGTATTGATGAATAGTTATAGAGTGAAATGTTAAAAATAAGTTTAGGCATACCATAAGGCATACCGATAAGACATACTTTTTTCATAGGCAATAAGCTTGTGTAATGTAGTTTAGGCATACTTTTTTAACAATTAGAAAAGGGTGTATTTTATATGATGTTTCCTTTTAGGTTATGTTTTTAGGCGTTTAAATAAATATTTATAGGGGGATAGTATAGCGTTTTTAGCAAGTAGTATAATTGCACTAATCATATAAACTGCTGATTCATAATAGGTATTTATGGAATAAGTGCTATTTTAGCGCAATAAACGTGCGCGCGTCGCAAATAATTGGCAGTATAGCTCAGTTGGTAGAGCACAGGTGCGCATACGTGATGATACATGTATGCAGGTCTTTTGTTATAAGTTCGACTCTTGTTGCTGCCGCAATGGTTTTTGAAGGTGTGAAGAACGCTCCCGGCATTCAGGGCTCCGACTGAGGGATAAAGCGTGCGGAGATTAAGGTAATTAATTAGTTGTTTGATGGAAACGCTCCCGGTGATTGTGCCGGGAGCATTATTTAGTATGAAAATAGATATTCCCATTATAAAAAGAAATATCATCCGCGAGGTTCTCTATTCGCACAAGGAACTTCCACGGTATCAGCGTGCACTCGAAATCTTGTTTTGTGCAGTAAACGGATATGAACCTATTGATGGATATATAAGTGACATCGAAGATGCAGGATATCGAGAGCTATACGCTAAAATATTGGAAAAAGTCAAGGAACTAAGAGCAGGCCTTCCAAGTGCCAATAATACCAGCAAGTAAACTTATCAAATTGGCTATTTTCTTATTTCTATTCTTACTTTACATTGATAGCACGCAACAATTGCTGTATCTGCACCATCTGCCCTTTCATTACATCCATATCATCTTCCAGTTGATTAACTTTATCATAATATGTTTCATTCAGATTCGGCATTTTAGCACTGAAATACCATTCAGCATGAAGTATGGTGTTTATCTCCTGAGCTTCCAAATTAAAATTGGGGTAATTGATCTTATCTACATTATCTGACATGCAGACGAGGAATCCATGTTGACGGAATCGGTTCTTGATGCGTTTGATATATGAACGCCCATCAGTGTCACTAATGACGTAGATGTGTTGGTCGGGCATGTCCTGCCATTCAGAACGGTCGAGTAATCTCACGATAACGTAGGAGCTATCCAATAATGTAGGTGACATACTTTCTCCTTTGATGCGGACGCAGAAGTATTTCTCACTATTACGCACCATGGATGAAGGCATTTTTATGGTATCTACTACTTCCAAATAATCGGGATTATCGTAGCCACAGCAGCCTGCTGCAACAGAGATGTCTACCAGTGGGATTGAAACAAAATCATTGTTTATTTGAGATAACGCAAAAGAAGATTTTGGTGGCTGTTTTTCCATAGAACCGCGACCGGTCAAGAGCCAATCTAAATTTATATCGATATTTCTTGCGATTTTCTCTAAAAAATCAAATTTAGGCATCGTTGACGTTCTGTAGCCACGGACATTTGCTTCATTACTTCCTATTAAAGAGGCAAATACGGTGTTTTTCCCATTCCCGTACTTATTAACTAATTGAGTTATCCTCTCGTGAATTGTTTCGTCTTTCTGCATGATTTTAATATATAAATCGTGAAATAGTTCGATAATTATTTGCTTCTATCGAAAGAAGTTTCGATATTTGCATCGTCATCCAAATGGAAAACGCTCCAAATATACAGAATTAACTTTATAAATAGAAATACAATGGCAGAAAAGGAAAGATTCATCAAAGCAGACGCTTCACAACAAGAAGCCATCGCTAAACAGTTTTTTACCACTACACGTACTGTGCGTTCGGCATTGAATTTTGAGACGAACTCACCATTTGCGAAAACTCTTCGTGCTTATGCATTGAATCACGGATGTAAAATGTATGAAGTTACATTGATAGATAACCCGTACGAGAAAGTAAAAACCTTATAAACAAATCTTTATGATTTACTGAAAAGAAGAATGCAGGGTTCTTGCCACGGAGCGTGCTGAGATTGTCGTTGTGGATAGCTACGACGAGCGTGGAGTACCCGTGTTTGCCGTCCGTCAAGTGACGAAGGCGGTAGGTACCCGTAGTGGCAGGAATTCCTATTGGGGTGTACATTTTGATGAACCGTTGTCCGACGGGTGTACGGCTGTGGGATTTTCTTTTGTATTAGCCTATAGTACTGACAAAAGAACAGAGGACAAAAGGTTACGTGGGTATCATCCCGCATGGACACTCACTATTGACGATGAAGGTAGACTGGTAGACCGCAAGTATAAAGCCTTAAAGGAGATTGATAAAACTATTGATTGACAGATATTAAACTTGAATTATATGAAAACCTGGAGAACAATTCAGAAGATTGCCGTAGCTGTGGGCATGACCTATGGCATGTGGCTGGGAACCAATGTTGACGCAACGGATGCGGACAGCCGCAATGCGTTTGTAATCATCGTATTATCGGCTATTGTGGCGATATCGCTTTGTATGCCGGACAGCGGAAAGGAGGAAATGGCATGAAAGTAAAGGTGACATGGGTAAGCAATAACCCGTTTGTTCTGGATCTCAGAAACATGTCAAGATGCTCAGAGGCTGACGTACCTGCCGAGATGAATTACGATACCATTGAAGACTTTGCCCGTGAGGCAACCCCGCAGGGCTTTCATCTGCGGTCGATAGATGTTGAGGGCAAGGTTGTGCAATATGACTATAACGGCCATAAACTGTAAAGTCCGGAACAGGCTGCAAGTCCGGAACTTTCCTTGCCATGCGGAAGTGGCCGGCTCCCCGGTTCGATGCCAGGGCTTGCACAATGTTGAAAAGTATAAAGTTTCTGATTATGGAAATGTACGGTAAAATAAGGTGTGTCACTTTTCCTGAGCTGGTCTCGCAAGGAAGGATATTGAGTAAACCTAATTATGATAAGAAAGTACGTGAGGGCAAGATCCGGGTTGTCCGTCCCGGTAAGGGGGCCGGTTCCTACGCTCTCATAGACTACACCAGTCTTCCCGCCCTTATTCGCGAGGCATACGACAGACTTTATCCCAATGCTTTGGAAGAAATGAAAGAACAATTAATGAGTAATATTATCCGCAGTGACAGCAGGGCTGTGGAATTCTATAGAACCTACCAACCCGCCATTTCTCTGGAACGCCAGGCCGAATATGTGCTGAATGCCGAGGTGATGAACGAGCTGGTCCGTGTGGAGAAAGAGACCGGAGCCTTGCATAGCAAGTGCGGTTACAGCCGCAAGTCCATCGTGTGGGAAACGGTGCAAGGTACATGTGAGAAGCTTCGTGAACACTATGGACACACACTGCCCAAGACCCGTCTCCGCGAAAAATTCAACGCTTATAAAAAGATCGGCTACGCCGCCCTTGTCAACAAGAACACGGGCAACCAGGCGGCACGCGTGGTGGTTCCCGAAGTGGCGCGGCTGTTGCTGAAGCTCCGCCGCAGCATCGTTCCCCGCTATACGGAGGCGCAGATTTTCGACGAATACAACCGCCAGGCGGTGGAGCGCGGCCTGAACATCATCAAGTCGCCCACCACCGTAAAGAACTATCTCAACGACCCTGCCGTGATGCCTATGTGGTATGCGGCGGTACATGGCATGCAGAAATGGAAAGCCAAGTACACCAGTCTGATGAAGACCAGCCTCCCGCAGATGCGCGATGCCTTGTGGTATGGCGACGGTACCAAGTTGAACCTCTACTACAGGAATGAACAGGGCAAGATGTGCACCACCGGCGTATATGAAGTGATGGATGCCTATAGCGAGACCCTGCTTGGATATGACATCGCCCCGAACGAGAATTTCGACTGCCAGTATCGTGCCTACCGCATGGCCGTGGAAGTTTCCGGCAGCCGTCCCTACGAGATAGTGACCGACAACCAGGGAGGACACAAGAAAGGCGACGCCGCGGGATTCTTCCAACGCCTTACGGTACTCCACCGTCCCACGATGCCCTATAACGGACAGTCCAAGACCATAGAGAATGCCTTCTACCGTTTCCAGGCACAAGTCCTTCACGCCATCTGGCATTTTACGGGACAGAACGTGAACGCCAAGAAACTGAACAGCAAGCCCAACCTGGAATTCATAGAAGAGAACGTCTACGCACTCCCCACGTTTGAAGAGCTGAAAACAATCTACAAGGAATGCCGTGACAGATGGAACAATAAGGAAAAGCACTTCGCCACCGGTATTCCACACATGGAGATGTACCGCATGAGCGGGAACCCCGAGGCCCAACCCGTTACGGAGGTTGACATGATGCGTATGTTCTGGCTGTGCCATCCCAAAGCCGTGACCTATACCAACTACGGACTTCAGTTTGAAATAGACAAACGGAAATACCACTATGACGTATATGCCGCCGACGGCCTGCGTGACGAGGCATGGGCGCTTCGCAATACCGGACGCGAGTTCACCGTGATGTATGATCCTATGGACATGACCCGCGTGGAGCTGTGGCGGAATACCGCCACCGGTGCCAAGTACAGCGCCACCGCCACTCCTAAGGTCACTGTCAGCCGCGCCACGCAGGAGCGCACACCGGAAGAGAGCAGCTTCATGCGGAAAACCATCGACCGGAACAAGGAGACCATGGCCGCCATCCAGCTGGAAGGCGAGCGTTTCGACCTTGACGAACGTATCGCAGCCGAGCTCTTCGGTCTTTCCACTCCCAAACCTAAGAACCTCAGCAAGAATAAGATGGACGGATACCGTGAAAGGCATGACCGTGGCGAGCTCCATATTCCTCTTTCCCTGCCGGAAAAACAGAAGCGGGAGGAGGCCGAAGCGGACACGGAAACCGATTACTCCACTATGGGGGAATATACCAAGGCACTCTCCAACATGACGTTGGACGAGCTGGCACTGGACAGATTTTAAACGGCAATCAATAACCAATTAAATACCATTCAAGAATGAAAGGACTAACCAAACAAGACAAGGATGCCATCCGCGACGCACTGATGGCCTACTGTGAGAACTTTCCCAGCCGCAACCGCGCCAGCGAGAGCCTGCAGGGTGTCAGTGCGGCTGTGGTGAGCCAGATTCTGAACACCAAGTACGAAAGCATCTCCGACGACATGTTCAGCCGCATAGCAGCGCAGATAGGTTTCAGCTTCGAGCATTGGACCATCTGCGAGAGTGAGAACTTCCGTCTCGCCACCTACGTGCTGGCCGACGCCCAGATGTACAAGAATGTCACCTGGATGGTGGGCGATGCCGGATGCGGCAAGACCACTGCCGCCATAGAGTTCCGTCGCACACACCGCAACGTGTTCTATATCCTTTGCTCGGAAGATATGAAACGCAGCGATTTTGTGCGCGAGATAGCCAAGCAGGTGGGCGCGCCTACCGACAGCACCAGCAACCTGCGTGACATGCTGGACTATGCACTCGGTATGATCGGTTTTCTCCAGAACCCGCTGCTCATCTTCGATGAGGGGGACAAGCTGACGGACTGTGTATTGAATTACTTCATCAGCATCTACAACCGCCTGGAAGGACGCGCGGGTATCGTGTTCATGAGTACCGACTATATCAAGCGGCGTGTGGACAATGGGCTGAGATACAACAAGAAAGGCTACAAGGAAATTAACAGCCGCATCGGACGCAAGTTCTTCGACCTGAACGCCACCAGCCGCAATGACGTGTATGCCATCTGTCAGGCCAACGGGCTGACCGGTGAAGCCGAGATAAGACGTGTGCTGAAAGATGCTGAAACCAGTGACAATGACCTGCGCCGCGTGAAGCGGGTGATACATGCGCAGAAGCGCCGTGCCGAGCAGCAGAAAGGAGGGGCAGAGTAATGAGTGAGACTTTTGAACGTAATGCCAAGGGGGTACGTGAGATGCTTTCCATGAAGTTTGACACACTGGACTTTGAGGGGGTGTGGCATGACGCTTTCGGCACACCCGAGCGTCGGGGTGTCTGGTTTGTGTGGGGGAACTCCGGTAACGGAAAGACTTCATTTGTGATGCAGCTCTGCAAGTATCTCTGCCGTTTCGGCCGTGTGGCCTATAACAGTATGGAAGAAGGTGCCTGCCTCACCATGCAGGACACACTCCGCCGCTTTGGCATGATGGAGGTCAACCGTCGCTTTCTGCTTATCGACAATGAAAGCATCGAGCAGCTCAGCCTGCGTCTGAAACGTCAGAAATCACCAGATTTTGTGGTGATAGACAGTTTCCAATACACACAGATGACCTATCGGCAGTATATTGAATTCAAAGAACGCCACCGTAACAAGCTGATGATTTTTATCAGCCATGCCAGTGGCAGGCTGCCTACCGGACGCAGCGGCAAGAGCGTGATGTTTGACGCGTCATTGAAAATCTACGTCGAGGGCTACCGGGCTTTCAGCAAGGGACGCTTCATCGGTCCGAAAGGCTACTATGACATCTGGCCGGAAGAGGCGGCAAGATATTGGGGAGAATGTAATATGCAATGAGCCATGAGAACGACTGCCGACAAACCTATCAGCGCCCAGCAGCTTAAAGCCCTGCACGCCACCTTCCACCGTATCGGCATGGATGACGAGGCCCGCCACGGCTGCATCTACGAGTTCACTTCCGGCCGTACGGAAAGCAGCCGGGAACTGACGATGCGTGAGGCGCGGCAGCTGCTGGAGCGGTTGAACCCGACGGACGACAAGGCACGGGCCATGCAGATGGCAGAAGCCAGGAATGTATTCCGGGACATCTACCGTCTTTCGTTCCAGATTCCCCAGCTGAACCAGGGGTTTACCAGCGACAGTGAGGAGGAATACCGCATGAACGTGGCGAAGCTGAACATCTGGGCACGTAAGTACAGCAAAGCGCGCAAGGATATAACAGGCATGAAGCTTTGGGAACTTCAGGCCACTAAAAAACAACTGGAGGCGTGGATGCGCCGTGAGGAAAGGAAACTTAAAAAGGATTGATACAATGAGAAAGAAACAGGAAATAAGGAAAGGGATTGCCATCCTCCGCATGAAAGGGGATAGAATCAGCCTGCTCCAGGCCAAGGTGCTGGAAAACGGGCATAATGAGAGCCAGGTGTTTGCCACCTACGTGGCTTCTGTTCCGGAGGAAGACAAGGATGAGACCGTGTTTTATGCCTGCCGTGACGCCGCCCGTTTTGCCGCAGGGCGATTATCGCTGGAAGAGCTGATACCGGATGCGGACAGATATCCGGTGACGGTTGACAGACCTGAACCCAAGGAGCGCCAGTCAGTCAGTGTACGGGAGTTTGAGGCTCTGAAGCGTAAGGTCGCACAGCTGGAAGGCTTTGTGGAAGATTTGCTGAAGGAACGCCGCCAACGTGCCGAATACCAGAAATTGCCGGATACGAACCGTGCGGACTATATCGGCCAGAAAGATGCTACAGAGCTTATAGGATGTAGCCGTGAGACGCTGAATGCCTGGCAGCGTAAGGGTTACATTACCGGATACCGCAAAGCCGGACTGGTCTATTACAGCAGGAGTGAGCTTGCCGCCGCTCCGGTTGTGCAGAATTTTATTACAATAAAGAAGGGGAGGAGATGAGATGTCTGATAATAATAATCAATATATCCCAATGGTCCATATCGTAGACAGGAACAAACGCCGTGAACGGCTGGCGTCCCGTCTCGAAGTCTGTGCAGACCGTATCTGTGACCTGCAGGACCGGTTGATGGCGGGTATTACCGCCTTGAGACCTATCGAGTACGACCGCCTGCTGGATGAATACCGCGCGGAGCTGGTGCGTTACGACAACATCGACCGGGAACTCCGGCAATTGGAGGACCCTACGAAAACAGAAGAGTACAGGTCCTATCACCGCAATGCCAGCAAGCAGCAGAAAAATAAAATCAACTATTAAATTATTAACCCTATCAAAAGAGCAAGAATTATGGCAAGAACAAAGAAAACAGTAGTCAGCGGCATCAGCCGCGAGCAGGCAGAGCAGGCCTTCGCAGATTTTGCGGCGGCCGATGCCAAAGTACAGAACCTCACCTCAAAAATGGACCTTGAGATGACCCGTATCCGCGAGAAGTATGCGGACCAGCTGGCAGAACTGTCTGCCACAAAGGAAAAGAACTTCGACATCATGCAGGCATACGCCGTAGAAAACAAGGAAGAACTGTTCTCCAGGAAGAAAAGCCTGGAGAGCGCCCATGGCGTATTCGGTTTCCGTACCGGCACACCGAAGCTGAAGAACCTGAAGGGGTTCACCTGGGCGGCAGTGACGAATTTATGCAAGGAGCTTTTGCCGCAGTATATCCGCACCAGTGAGGAGCTTGCCAAGGACAGACTGCTGGCTGACCGTGAGAATCCTGACGTGGTATCCTATTTCCCGAAGATCGGTGTGCAGGTGGTGCAGGAAGAGACCTTCTATGTGGAGCCTAAAAAGGAGAGTGATGCGGTTGAGCAGTGAGATGAGGGAGATACATCGTTGTTACCGGTACCGTCCCCGCGGTCGGTGCTGGGCGGTGTATCTCGATATCACCTACCGTCAGGGTGACAGCTTCCCTCCGAGGACATCCACTCTTGGCACCAAGGTGAATGAATATCCGACCAGGGAAGAGGCACGGCGCGAGGTGTACAGACTGAACGGCTGGAATTATGAAAGGAGAAAAAGAACTTAATACAGAACAGACCATGAGCAAGAAACAGAACGGGGTGCTGGTAACGGCGCCCCACTTCGGAACGGGACGGGAGACCGTCGGAGAATTCCCGGGGTATTCCTGCGGCTATTGTCAGGGCAACGGCTATTTCCAGGGGGATATCACGGTAAAGGACACGGAGCTGGTCCCTTGCCCCAAGTGTGGCGGCACTGGCAAAGTGAAGGGCATCGTTACGGTGGACTGGGTACCGGACGGGGAAGTGAAACCCTGCCTCAGAGGGAATTCAAACAACATTTAATCACTGAAGTCTTATGCGTATTCCCGTAAAATACATTGTCCAGATAGACAATTTCCATGTGGCGGATTTCATCTTCTACTGGAACTATTATGACCAGCCCTGCTCCCTGCTTCTGCAGAAGCCCAAAACGGAAGGGCTTACCGCCATCAGGTTGGTAGTTGACAGTGACGAGGCCGCCAGCTTTTTGCTCAGGGCGAAGGAGAAGACGGGATGCAGGCTATATCGGGTTGACTAAAGGCAATTCAAAAATGAATAAGAAAATAACTCAAATATAAAAAAGAAATGAATAAAAAAGGAAGCGGGAAAAACCCGCTCCCTCCAAAAAATTATTTTTCAACCCTGCCAAGATAAACGTTTTGAACGTCTCCATAATAGTTTATATTGGTGATGTTGTATATTATTGCCGGGGTTGTTTTCTGATATTTTTTGGTAATATAATTTGATAATAAATTTGAAATAACCCCAGCTGCTATACTTAATAGTAGTGGTGTCATATTTTTATCAATATTTAATTTGACAATAATCGTACTTGGAAGGATTTGAACCTACATATCCATTTATCAGATGGAGCTTATCCATTCGGCCACAAGTACAACAACGATGCAAAAATATAAATTTTAAAATAAAATTTATAGTGTATGGCAAAGATTTATGTAGCAAGTAGTTGGAGAAACTCATATCAACAGGATGTTGTATCGTTTCTCAGAAATAAAGGTCACGAAGTATATGACTTTAGGAATCCCCCTCATGGCAATGGTGGTTTTCAATGGTCTGATATAGATCCTAATTGGCAGCAATGGACAACAGAACAATACAGAGAAGCTCTCAATCATCCGATTGCACAAAAAGGATTTAATTCTGATTTCAATGGTATGCAATGGGCTGATGTGTGCGTAATGGTTCTTCCTTGTGGTCGGTCAGCCAATACAGAAGCCGGATGGATGAAAGGTGCAGGCAAAAAAGTGATGGTTTATTCTCCGGAAAAAGAAGAACCAGAACTTATGTATAAGATATACGATTTTGTGAGTGATAGCATATTTCGTATCAATGATGAGATAATTGGAGTATAACTGATAAGATATGAACCCAATGGATAATGAGTTACAATGCAAGAAATGTGGGAAGCCGATAAAAGGTGGTTGCTATAATGTTCCCGATGGACCTTTTTGTGTGGATTGCTGGGAAAATAAGATCAGTGAGAAACTTAAAAAGGATTATGAGAAACAAGCCTTAAAAAGATTGCAGGCTATCGGTATCGGTTTTAAAACTGACGTATAATGAACAGAACAAGACTGGTGCTTCGTTGGCTGCTCATCCCCTTGTGGTTCGCCATATTCATAGCCTATCTGCCGATATGGTATCTGCAAATGAGCTGGTACTATTTCTGCTTTCAGGATTATTGGGATGCTTTTCTGGTATTATGGGACAAGGCCATGCTGTCCATGAGGTTGAAGACACGCCGATGAATCCTCGAAAGGCCGCCGTATGATTAATATGGCGGCCTTTGTTGTGTATATATGCCGTTATTGTTATCTTTGTATCAGGTTTTCAGGGTATTTATGGTAACGATTGATATTTTCGGGGTATGGGCAATCAGTTAGAACTTTTTCCGGGCAATCCTCTTGGTTTCAACGGCGAGTGCGGCAAGCTTTCGACCACTCCGCTACGCCGTACGGCTTCCAGCCGCAGTGAGCGTATCCGGCTGCGCAACCGTGTGATGACGGCCCGTCTTTACTATTGGCGTGAAATCATGCGCCGCCGTCTTGACGATGTGATTGTCATTCTTGCGGAGAAGGAGTTCTTCGTTGACGAGCGTACGATCAACAACGCCTGGCTCGAATGTTCCGAGTTCTTCGAGCACCTTTGCAGCACCCACACCACGGCACGCCAGCTCCAGCGGATGTATCCCTGCTGGAAGTGGTAGAAATCATATTCTGTCAATAAACTCCGCCATGTATACAGCCTCGTATACTTTCAGCCCGTCCGGTCGTTTCTGCGGCCGGCAGCTCTTGCGCCGGAATGACTTGCTGCAGTTGTCCATGCGGTAGCCTTGCAACGCTTTGTGAATATCCTCCAGGAAATCGATGCGCGCAAACGCCACATCCTGGACGGCCACGGGTTTGTTTGCATTGAACGAGGCGCAGTCATTGAAACCTATCTTCAGGCTTACAGCGGCCTCTACACGTTGTATCGACGCGTGTGCGACTGCGATGTTGTCCGCATCGGGGTAGGAAAGTTCCACCAGGCAGCAGGGGAAGGCCACGGGCGGTCGGCTGTCCGAAAAGTCGAGTTGTCCTTCGTCGGCATCCACCCAGCGCAGTGCCGGCACTTCCTGACGTATGCGGTCCATGACCGCTTTGAGAATTTCTTTTTTCATTGTTCCATGATGTTTTTAAACAGTAGTCCGATATCTTTCTTCAATATGCGGTTCAGTTCCCGGCTTTCGCCCAGGAACTGCCGCCGGGGAATCAAAGCCTTCCGGGTGTGTTGCTTTACAACGTACTGTTTGCCTTTCCTGCCGGTGCGGCTGTGGGAAGGAACCACTACGCTGCCGGAGAACCCCTCGTTATGGGCACGTGCATACGGCACCCTGTCACCACCGGCAGTAATGACCACCTTGCGGGCGCTGATCCCGTCTATGTCGATGCTCTTGCGCAGGGCTCCGCTCTGTACAAGCAGCGTCCCCCTTCCGGGTCTGTATCTTTTACTCCATGGCGGCCACGGCTCACCGTCAAATGATTTTTCGGAGAAACGTTCCAGGAAATACCGTTTCGCCGTGGAAGCCACCGCCTCGGGCACCGCCTCCATGGCCTCTTTCACCCTTTGTTCCAATTCCTTGCCAAAATCCATTGCCTTACGTTTTAAAATGGCTATATTTGCATCGAAGTCCTGTCCTGACGGGGAGACAACACGTATCCAACACCCCGGGGGTGCAAGGGGGATTTGCAAGGTCTGAGAATCGACAGCGCCAGGCAGGATCAGCCCCAAGAAGGAGTGCAAGACCGGCTATCCAATCCGGACGGGCGGAGAAGCGACGGGATCGTTTCACCTTTACGGTTCGGACGGAGGCGAGGATGCACTCCGACGCTTTTTTATCAGCAGCCCTCTGCGGCGTTTGTCCCATATCTCCTTTTTAAGGTTTACCTTCCGGTTTCCCGGTGTGCGTGTCTGCATGACATACCAGGTCTTCAGCACCAGTTTTTCCCCCTCTATCCGGTAGTTTACGGCCAGAACCTCGTCGTTGTAGTATTTCAACAGACAATAGGTGTCGAGCAGGTCATGCTTTATCTCATCGTTGAGCCACACCTCGTCCGGGGCGTGCAGGGTTTCCAGCATGGCATCCCAGTACCTTATGCGGTTGTCCCGTCCCTTGCCTGCAGTATGGCTGTCGAACTGTCTCTTTTCGACAACCACTTTCCGGCCGTCGTAATCCGTCAGCACAATTCTTCCGTCTTCAGCGTATGTTTCCCATACCTCCTGTTCACTCCGCTCACTGGCAGGGATATTCCCGGAAGCATCCCTCTTCATGGCCTGTACCCCGGGCAGGTTCCAGCGTTCGGCTGTCATGTCCTTCAGATAAGAGGAAGCCTGCTGCGGGAACTTGCGGATGTACATCTGGTCGGCGGTGAATATCTGTGCCGAGTCACAGCGGTTCACTCCCCAGCCTTGCGCCTCGGCCTTTTTCCATTCGGCCGTTTTCAGGAAATCGTCCACACGCCGGCGCATCTCTTCAAGATCGACCTTTACCTGGTGCTTCATCCGTCCGGTCACGAGACACCTGCATGCCCAACCGTTCGGCGGGTATATTTTGTTCCACCGCGGGTCGTTTTCAGGCAGGATGACCCCATGAAGTTTCATGTGTTCCTCACGTACCCTGCCGTCGTTCACCGTCAGGTACTCCCAGAAAGGATATACCTTTTTCTTCGTCCGTAATTTCCGGTAGGTGGACATACCCTCGGCTGTGAGTACCGCCGTTTCGTATTCCGTCCTCTGCCAGGTCTTGTTGAATACTTCAGTGGCTTCCTTTGCCCTGCGGTGGAACTCACCAAAGCTCCCGCTTTCCCGGAAGAGTCTGTTCAGTTCCTGTATCTCCGCCAGCGTCTTGGCAGCGGAGAAATGGAACAGGTTCTGCTCCATAGCCATACGGAACAGGTCATCCGACAATTTGTAGGCCACGCCCACATCGGCATTTCTCGGTCCTTCTTCAAATGCCGTTCGAACAGCCTTTAAAAAGTCTTCGGCAAAGAACCGGAAAAGCTCCGGACTGAAACCGGCCAGTTCACCGTTCCATACGGCAGCGATGAGCCTTTCATCCAGAGGGGAGGTATCACTCATGCGGATTATGCCAGCCCCGCCCGGATGCGGGGCTGCTACGAAAAAAGACCTCACCCGTTCCCACAGTGTACATTCATCCTTGTTTTTTATAGGATCATGCGGGGGGGCATCCTGCTTTCCCGGTCTGGCCTTTGCAGCGCCATCCGTTTCGCCATCCGTTTGGGTTGGTGTCCCCAGAAATATTTCCTCGCCGTCCTTCGGCTCAGGTATGCCGTATTTCTCATAGCCGTAACTGCGGGGTATGGGAATCATGGTGGAAAGCGTCTTCAGGTCGTTCACCGTGATTTCGTCCTTCTTGTCCACGAACGAGAACTTGCCGCCATGCACCGGATATCCCCTGCTTTCAAGCAGCGGTACAAGGTATTTGTTCAGCATGCGTATGACAAAACGCCGGTCACTGCGGTGTTTCTTCTCCTGCACTTCCATGTGGACCTTGCTCTGTGAGAGCGACGCGCCGTCCCTGGTGGTCATGGTCTGTCCCAGTACGGTTATGAGTATCTCCTCGTTGCAGGCATTGCGGAAATCGTTGTAGAGCGCGCCGTTGCTGCTTCCGCTGAGTGTCGTCTGTTCCACGTCACTCTCTTTGGGGATGACAATGTACGGTGCCGATCCCGCTTCCTCGAACGCCTGTATGAGAAGCCTCCTGCTCTGTTCGTCCATGCTGTTGTACTTTCCTATGCGCTGCGGCATCCCGAAGAGTTCCACGAACTGTGCCCAGTCCCCGAATCCCCCGCGCTTGTATATCACATAGGGAGCCACTTTCAGCAAGAGCCCCAGATCATCATCCTCTCCCCACTGTATGATCATGCCGTCATCGCTGTAACTGATCCCGTCCGTATCGTACTGGCGCCGCAGTATCAGCTTCTCTTTGGGACGTATGTGCTTACGCGGTATGCTGTTGAAGTCGAACCCGTTCACGAAAGAATATTCGTCTACGGATATTCCCCAGAAAAGGCTCCACATGATCTCTTTCAGCTGGTTCTCGAACTCCACAGTATCTATGAGTTCCGTTATCCGGGGTACTTCCTTTCCGTTTACCGTAAAGTTGATGTCGCAGTCGGTTATCGCCTCTATGCGTTTGCCGATGGCATCCGTCACAGTCCCGTCCATGAGTATATCCTCATACAGGTCGTACAGTTTGCTGCGCAGCCCCATGTCAGCCGCCCTGAGCGCACTTTTCCATGTGCCTATATCGTTTATTCCCCTGTGCACGGGCTGCACCAGTATCTGATTATATACCGGCGTCACAATCTTTTTGGGCACAGCGCCTGCCTGCCGTTTTTTTCTCTTCCTGTTTGTCATAAGGTTTCCGTTTAAAAGTGGTTGTCACGTTTCCTGTTGCTTCCGAACGCCATTTCCCCGCAGTGCCTGCACTCTTGCCGTCCCGGCTGCTCCGGCGCTGCCGGCAGGTTCGGGTTCTGCCTGTTCTGATTGTTCCTGAGCCATTCAATGGCGCGGTCGTAACGTTTCTCGCGCATTTCGATATCCACTCCGGCGTTGCAGATATTGCAGAAGTGCCAGGCGGCTATGTCCTTTACAAAAAGCAGCAATATGGGATTGCGTTCCTTTCCCCTGGCGGCGAATATCTTTCCCGTGTCGTACTTGGTAAGATATCCCTGCACCTCCTCTATGGCGGCGTCTATGGCCGACATCATCGCCGCGTCATCACCATGGCTGATGGTATCCATATCCTCCTCATAGATATGGGTTGTCATTTCCTCTACTTCCAAATAAGCCATATATGTTCATTTTTAATGGTTTGTCACATTCTTTTTTTGTTATGGGGGCGTCTTCCTATCCAGTAGCTTCCGGCTTCCATGTGGGCGTTCAGTTGCTGGCACATGTAATATCCCCCCTCGATGGCATCCGGTCCGTCTGCCGGTGCCGGCAGCCCGTCATCGAACAGCCTGAACTGCTCCTCCAGCCGCTGCATGTCCGGGTTGTCCTTCTCCCGTATGTTGAAAACGAGCCTTCCCGCCCTGTTCAACGGTTCCAGATTACCTTCTATACGTACGAATTTATCAGGTTTGTCACGCCCATCGGGTGAGATATTGATGTAATGTCCTTTTTCCTTCCCTTTTGCAAGGAAAAGAGGAACGAATACCTGCTGGTAGAACGGATCCTGCAGTTTGTTGTTTTCTATGTAGTTCCTCTGCTGCGTCCTTTCCCTTACGTAGTCCCGCTGATAGTAATACCAGTTCACGAACTCGTCGTTGGTGACATGCCGCAGATATCCGGTATATACATACAGCGTTCCCTCGTATAGCCCCATGAGAAAATTCGCCTTGAAGGAGTTCTTCTTCGCCTTCCTGCCAGTGGTGTTGCTCGGTGCCGGGTCCCCGTAACTGACAATATATTTGAGCTTGCCTATGGGCGGGCACTCTCCCCAGCGTATCTCCTTGAAGTAGGAACCCTCCACGACCGGGTTGTTGAAACACTCCTTCTGCCCGCTGGCGAGGCTCACCTGTGCCAGTACCTCGTCTATCGTCTCCTCAGTGTTCTTTTCCGGCCATACGGACGTTCCGAACTGGTAATCCGCCTGCGGATCGGGCTTGCCTATATCCACCATGCGTATATTGATGATATCCCAGTTTCCGATAGGTTTCTCCCTTGCGGCCAGTTCCCTTGCCTTGTTGCCGGCACGTGAGACGCAGCAGTCCTTCGCAATGACGTTCCCCGTCCAGACGGTAAGCAGCGCCTCGCTGATGGAGCGGGTGAAGAACAGCGCCTGCTCGAACCAGTTCCATTTGTTGTTCACAGTCTCCGGATTGCGGCATTCCTCGTCGGTATCGTAGTCATCCATGAGCAATACGTCCGGGCGTACCTCGTCCATCTTGACTCCGCGCGGTGACTGTCCCCATCCCATTGCCATGAACGACACGCGGGTGCTGAGGGTGAAATAGTCCTCCGTCCATTTGTCACCGATGAGGTTGCCGTAGAAATATTTCAGCCGCTCGTTCGCCTCGAACTGTGCCCGGTACTGGTTCAGCAGCTTCCTCGCGCCGTCATTGGTCGCCGATGCCATGATGACGCACCGCTTGTTCTTCTTCACGATGACCAGGTAGAGTACTATGAACATCACGATGGTGGACTTTGCCAGCTCACGCGCCCAGCTCAGCACTTCGTACCAGTTCCCGTCTGAATGCCCGATGATGCGCCTGATGGCTTTCTTTTGGAATCCTGCAAACTCGTATTTGGCATATCTGTAGAACATGAACTTCACCCATGCGACAGGGTCCGCTTCCAGCTCGCGCAATCTCCTTGCCTTTTCCTCCCCGGTCATGGTGAAGTCAACGGCGGTCTGTGTGCGTATCTGTCTGAGGGTTTCTTCCCAGTCGTCGGAGAGTGCCCTGGTGTTTCCTGTCAGTCTTTTTCTTGCCATGGCGTTACCTTAATTTCTCCTTTACAAATTCGTCAAAATAATAACTCAGTTCGATTGCCTTCTGCGGATCACGCTTGCGTAGCCAGAAAAGGATCTGTTTGCTCACGCTGATGATATCGGCTATGCCGTAGTCCCCTTCCATTTTGGCGATGGCGGCGGACAGCTTGTTGATGGTGTCGGCCTCGGTGGAAGTGGCATACTTGTCACCGCGCTCGGCTATGGCCTTGTTCATTTCCGCTATCTGCATGTAGAGGTTGCGTATCTGCTCCTCCCTCGTGGTGGTGACTGCCGCCCGCAGCATCTCCCAGTTGCCCTCCCTGCTCCATTTGCTCATGGTGACAGGGCTGACGCCCACCTTTTCGGCTATCTGCCTGCTTTGCAGTTCTCCCTGCATGTAGAGCATCTTCGCCCAGTCCTTCTTCTGTTGGTTCGTTAGTGTCTTGGACATATTCATTCTCTTGATTATTACAGTACAAAGTTAGGCAGCGCATACCGATTAAAATAATCCGTCTGTAATGGTTTCCACCTGGCTTGTAACAGTTTCCAGCCGGAAGGAAACTGTTACAGGGGGATTTGCACACCTTCTTTTTATCTCTGAATTTTGCAGCAGACAAAACGGGAAAAGCAATGGGCAAAACATATACATTCTGCGTACATGACGAATCCGTAAACACTTACGGTTTCCGCATGCTGACCTCGGGGGCCAATCTGGAAGAATTCAGAAAGAACCCCGTGGTACTTTACAACCATAATGACTGGGACACCCCGATAGGACGCGGCGAAAACGTGCGTGTGGAGGACGGCAGGATTCTGGTGGATGTCGTTTTCGACGAGGAGGACGAAAAAGGGCGCACAATAGCCGGCAAGGTGGAGCGCGGCTTCCTGCGCATGGCCAGTATCGGCGCCTGGCCTCCTGAAGAGGTCAGTGATGACCCCGCATTGAAACTTCCGGGACAGACAGGGCCTACAGCCATAAAGTGGACCATGCGGGAGATGTCCGTCTGCCCCATAGGTTCCAACCATAACGCCCTTGCCATGTATGACCGCGCGACGAACAAACGTATAGACTTGTCTGACGGGCAGGCGCTTGTCAGACTGATGGATAAAAAAATCAGTATTAACCATAAAAAAGAGGAGAATATGAGTTATTTGACACAGATGCTGAAATTGTCGGACTCCGCATCCGACCAGGCTATCCGGGAAGCAGTACAGGGCCTGATTACCCTGCGCGACAGCCTGCAGGCCGAGAACGCCACGCTCAAGAGTGAGAAACAGACATTGCAGGAGCGTGTGACGGCCTTTGAGACGAAGGAGAAGGAAGCCAATAAGCAAAAAGCCGTCACCCTGGTGGACGCGGCTGTTAAAGACGGGCGTATTGACGCCAAAGGACGTGAGAGCTGGCTGGAGGACTTTGCCGTTGATTTTGCAAAGGCCGAAGTACGCCTCAGCTCCATTTCCGTACGTCAGTCCGTCAGTTCCCAGGTACAGACTGAAGGAAAGGCCGGAGGAAACGTGCAGCTGGCAGACATGTCTTTCAAGGAAATCCTGGAAAAGGATATGCTCAAGGAACTTAAAAAGGACAGGAACCTCTACCGGGAGAAGTTCCATGAAGCCTACGGTAAATACCCGGAATAATCATTTTATAAACAAAAGACAATGAAGACAAAATTCATCTTTTCACTGCTCACAGCAATGCTGTTCAATTTTGCCACCTCAGGTCTGTTTGCACAGAGTATCGGCATCGACCATAACCTGATGTTCAGCATCCAGATGGGGCTTTCGCTGGTTCCGTTGCAACTTACCGGCTGTCTGGCAGACGGGCTGAACAAGGAAATCTGGATTCCCGAGATTATCGAGAAGTTCTATCCGGAAACCTCGTTCGTTTCCGACTCGCGTGATTTCAGCATGTGGACCGATAACGAGTACCTGAACCTGCAGGAAGCGGGTATCGACCCGAGGGTATTCATCGACAACGAGGTATATCCGATACCGGTAGTGGCACGCGGCGACAAGCCTTACAAGATTCCGATGAAGCGCTTCGATACGGAAAACACCGTACATATCAACGCCATCGAAATCGAGGAATCCGCCGAGAAACGCAGGAGTGTGGCTGCCGGGCATCAGAAGTCCCTGCAGATGCAGTTCTCCGAACTGGCCATCTACAACTGGGCTCCCACGCAGGACAGCGAGACCACTCCGGTCTTGAAAATCAACGACGGCAATGCCAGCAAGCAGGGCACCGGCTATGTGGCCATGACTTATGAAAAGGTCCTGGCGCTCTCCACGCGGCTTGACATGATGCAGGTACCCAAGGAAGGACGAATCCTGGCACTGCATCCCTACCATGCCACTGACCTTCAGCTCCAGGACCTGGAGATGTTCAAGACGTTCTTCTCCACCGGTTCCATGTTCGGCTTCAAAATTCACGTCACTTCCATGGTGCCCAAATACAACGGTACTACGGGCAAGAAAGTAGAATGGGACGCTCCGGTACGCGATACGGACGCCATCGCCTCCACCGTATGGTACCGTGACGCCGTCTGCCGTGCCAAGAGCATGGAGGACATGTACTACCGTCTGAACGACCCTGAATACCGCGGTGATGTGCTCGGATTCAATATGCGCGGTATCGCGTTGCCCATCACCGGCAAGTATCTGGGCGCCATGTTTACCACGAAGAAATCCTAACCTTGAAAATTAAAGTGCAATGAGTTACATTAACATGAAATCGCGGAGAAGCTTTGACTTCTTCGCCCCCTATACAGAAGAAGGTGACCGCTGTGTACAGATACCGTTCCCGGTTGCCGTAACCCGCAAACCCGAAGACAAGTCCCTGGTACATGACTGCAATCCCCAGATTGTGGATATTGCAGCCGGAACCGCCGCAACGACTTTCACGCTGGACACGCAAGTCCAGGCAGGTTCGTTGCTCATCGTCAAGAACGCCAGTGCCAATGCCCAGACCATCGGCGAGGTGGCTTGTGCCGCAAGCAAGGTCACCACGTTGATGTACGACGGAAACGCCTACATCAGTATCGGAACTTCAGATATCAGCGAGTGATGAGCAGAGGACTACGCAACAATAACCCGCTGAATATCCGTCTCTCTGCCACCACCGTGTGGCAGGGGGAAATCCGGCCTTCGCAGGACCGTTCGTTCTGCCAGTTCAGGACGATGGCCTACGGCTACCGTGCCGGTCTGAAGTTGTTACAGAACTATCGCCGCAAACACGGCTGCCGCACCATTGCCGACTTTATCCGACGTTGGGCGCCACCCACAGAGAACAACACGAACGGTTACATCAGCCGTGTGTGCAAGGAGATGCAGGTGCCGGCAAGCTATATACCCGATGTGGGTGATCAAGGTACGATGTGCGCTTTTGCGGCTGCGATGTCGCAGGTGGAAAACGGAGTACCTGCCGTGATGGAGGACATTATCACGGGTTGGAGCCTGCTTTAAGTGATTATTGAAAACTACTTGGCCATGAACATGGAAACGATAATGCAGATTCTCCAGTGGCTTGTGCCGAGCGGCATTGCCGGTTCCCTCTGGGCATGGTTGAGACACCGGGAGAACAGCAAGGTAATCGCCGCCAAGGAGCGGAACGATGCCTATAAAGAAATGTATGACAACCTTTCGGGGACATTAATTGAATTGCAGAATGAGAACATCAAGCTTAACAAGGCGGTACGTGAACTCAACCGTACTATCCGTAAGGCTTCCACTTGCCGCCATTATAATGATTGTCCTATCCGTATCGAGTTGCAGAAGTCAGGGGGAATCGATGCAGACCAGCCATCATACCGACAGCCTGCAAGGCAGAAGCGGGTTCGCTCTCCTTCAGCAGCCCGTTCCTCCCAGTGTGGCGAGGACGGCATTTCCGACGAAGATATTGACCTCGATACCTGTGGGGACGGGCTTCAGTAAGCGTAGTGGGCAGGCAACAGTGAATGTCAACCGCATATCGGAAGACAGCCTGGAGGTGACTGCCACCTGCGACAGTCTGGCACGCCAGGTAATAATGCTGACGGAAGAACTGACACGTATCCGCAACGAGACATCCTCAGCGGTAGAGACCCTGCCTCCTGAGGTGATAAGGGAACCCACCGGCTGGCAGTGGTTTCAAATATGGACAGGTCGGCTGGCCGTTGCCGTCCTTCTTCTGATACTGATTAAACGGCGATTGAACAGAACTTAAAAAACAAAAGAATTTATGGACGGATTAATTTACGGACTGGCGCACCTCAAATTCAAGGGGAAGGAAATCGGCCTTATCAGCGAGGAAGGCCTGCAGCCTGCCGGGAGCGCCCCGAGTACCACGGACATCTACGCCGCGCAGGTGAAGGACGGCCCGGTAATGACACTCACCACCAATCCCGGCAAGAAGGCATTCACCTGCACCCTGATAGAGCTGAACGCCGAGAGCCTGGTGAACACCATCGGTGGCACGAAGGACGCCAAGAACAACTGGGAGCCCCCCGAGAACTGGGAAGCCACGGGCGTGATGGACGTGGTTGCCGACAGCGGCGAGACCCTGCGCTTCTACAATGCCAAGGTGACCGGCAGTGACTTTGCTGGCGGCATCAACTCCTCCAACGTGCTGGGGCTTTCTCTGAACATCGAGCTGCTGAAGAATTCTGAGGGCAAGCGCATGAAGCTCTTCGCCAAGGGCATAGACCCGGATACGGGTACCGAGGCTGCAGGCTAATGGGGGGCTGCCCATGAAACCGAACTTTGAACTGGAATCCCTTGCGGAGAGGGTCATGTCGGATGCCGGCATCTCCCTTCCGCTACGGCTTCCCGGAGGGAGACACATCCGCTGGGTGATGCGGATACCAACCCTGGAAAGCCGCTGCCGCATGGCACGGATGTATCTGAAACTGGGTGTGACACACGAGGAACTCAGGGCCTACACCTTTGAACAGAAGCTGGAGTTTATGGTGAAGCACACCAGGACAGTGAGCCGCATGGTGGCATATGCCATCGTTCGCGGCAGTGTGTCGGGCAGGCTTCTGAACCGTCCGGTGGCATGGATGCTGCGCAGCTGCATGCACCCCGTCGCCCTGGAAGACGCCTGGATGATTGCACTCAGTACGATGAGTACCATCCCTTTCGGGAATATTATCAGATTGGCCGAGGTAATGAGCCTGACAGCGCCCAATCTGAGCCAAAGAAAACAGAACGGGAGTTAAAGGGGTACATGGAACCCGCCCATAGCCCGTTCGGTCTCGTGGGACAGATAGCCCGTGACACGGGCTGGAGTGTGGACTACATCATGCGCGGTGTGAACTGCCCGATGCTGATGCTGATGTGGCAGGACTTCCCCCGCCATGTGCCGGGAAGGAAGAAGACCACGCAGGAGATGGTTGCCGAGAGGAGAAGCCGCAACGGGCAGCCGGACATATCTCCGGTGGACTATTTACAACAATTGCTTGACGAGGAGGAAAACGCTGATGAATCCCATTAAACTTGAAATATTCCTGGATGACAAGACGCTGGCGGGCATGAGGTCGGTGGAAGGCAACGTGGCCAACATGGAGGCTTTCACCAGGCGGATGATCGGGCATCTGAAACTGGAGCTGAAGGATTTGGAGAAGGAGTATAAGAATCTCCAGAAACAAGGGCTTGCCGGTGAGAGGGAGATGGCTGACATCCAGGCGCTGAAGGGTGCCATCGGTGGGTTGAAGGAACAGCTTAAGGAATACGAGGCTGCCAAAAAACGGGCGAGCGAGACACCCGTCATAGGCAATGACCCCGCACCGAAACTGAACAGCGTGAAGATGAGCATGGCGCAGATAGCCCGCGAGCTTCCGTCACTGGCCATGGGACCGCAGATGTTCTTCCTGGCAATATCCAACAACATCCCGATGTTTACGGACGCGGTGGGCAATGCCAGAAAGGAGTACGAGAGACTGACGGCGGCAGGCCAGAAGGCGACACCGGTATGGAAGCAGGTGCTCTCGTCCCTTTTCTCGTGGCAGACTTTCATGGCTACCGCCATCACGCTGACTGTCGTATACAGTAAAGAGATATGGGAGCTTGCCGGCCGGATGCGAAAAGGAAGCAGGGCCGCCCTGGAGATGGCGGATGCCCAGGAAAAGATAAATGACTCGCTGGACACTTCCAGCCTCGGCAGACAGCTTGTTACAATCCGCTCCTTGCAGGAACGCTGGAATCAGCTGGGCAATGACCTGGCGGAGAAAAAGAAGTTCATTACGGACAATAAGGACGAATTTGACAAGCTGGGCGTGTCCGTAAGTAATGTGGATGAAGCCGAGAACGCGCTGGTTGCAAATACGGAGGCCTTTATCCAGGCCATGACTTTGCGTGCGGAGGCCGCCGCAGCCTTTAAGCTGGCAGCGGAAGAGGCGGAAAAGGCATTGAAGGCCCAGACGGAGATAGACCGGAAAAAGAAGGAGGGTCCAAGCTGGAAAGACAAGGCGGTTTCATTCCTGTTCCTTGACCCTCAATGGACTCCGGGCTCCATGTCCGACAAACAAGGCACATCAAGGGCTGAAACCGTCTGGAATGCAGGTATCGGGAAACAGAATGCCATTAAGGAAGTAGCGGAGCAGGATGCGGAGACTTATACAAAAACATACAATGACAAACTGATGGAGTCCGCCAGAAAACTGAAGGAAGCCGGGATCACGGAGAAGACGGACAAAGAAAATTCCAAAGGTACCAGACTTGACTATGCCGCCGAACTTGCCGACGCCCGCATCCGTGCCCAGCGGAAAGTGGAGGCCGCCCGCATCGCCGTGATGGTGGAGGGACGGGAAAAACGCAAGGCGCTTGCCGAAAAGGAGTATAATGACACTCTTGCCGCCATCGACAAGGAAGAACGCGATACCCTTGCCAAACTGGAAAAATCAAGGAAGGCGGGCAGGAAGGTGACTCCCGAAGAGGAGAGGCAGGT